AAGGAATTTAGCTTTACTCCAAACACAATCACCTACTCTGTTCCGAAGACCGGTCCAGAAGGTCGCAAGGTCAATAAGTCAGATATAGGATTCGTCATACATACCAAATACGAGGGTAAAACACTAGCTGATATGAAAGCTGGGTTTGACATAGATCAGGATGCATTTGGCAGGGATCCAGACGTTAATTTAATAGATCCTAGAGTAGATCCTACTAAGATTCGCTACAGCTCTTCGATGAAGAAGGAATACGATTCCAAAATAGAGGCCGCAACCAAAGTGTATTCAGACATGGATCCAGAAACTTTGGATAATCTCGGAGATCATGTAATTCCAATGAAGACTTACATAAACTCCACTGTTAGGGACGAAACTATTCCTTCAGTCGGCGGTTACCTGCAGTTCCTTGAATCCAAGAAGCAGAGGGAATTGTCTAAGGTAAAGACAGACAAAGCTAAGCAAAAAATAGTAGATGCTGCTGATAAACTGATAGATGGAATTAAAGAAAAGAAGGACGAGTACAAGAAATTATTCGAATTACACGGTCACCTTCAAAAGGCTAAGGATGTCTTGGTTAGGGGTTTGGGAAATCCTACTCCGTATAAGAATACTGTAGGTGGAAAAGAAGTTAAGCCAGAGGGATTCGTTGCTACTCGTAATGGTAGACCTACTAAGTTGGTAGATCGAGCTGAATTTAGCAAGAATAACTTTGCTAATAATAGAGGTAAGGGTGATACAGAGGCAACTCCAAACGAAGAATCAGATACTACGAAACCACACGTACTGGCCTTCGGCCGCATGAATCCTCCGCATGCGGGCCATAAGCTTCTTGCTGATAAAGTGTTGGAATTGGCAAAAGGCAGAAATGCAAGTCACAGCGTTGTCCTTTCGACTTCACAGGATCCTGAAAAGAATCCTCTAACACCTGAGCAAAAGGTAAAGCATGTTAAGAGAATGTTCCCAGATGTTAATGTAGAAGTTGCAAGTAAAGATGCGCCCAGCATTATTCAGCAGGCAAAAAAACTGGCTGCGAAGGGAATCGATCACCTCATATTAGTAGCAGGTTCAGATCGTGTAGATGAATTTAAGAAGTTACTCGATAGCTATAATGGCAAGGAATATAATTTCAAGAGAATCGACGTGGTGTCTGCTGGAACTAGAGATCCTGATGCAGATGAAAATGATCCATCAAGCGTATCAGCTACACGCCAGAGAAGTTCTGCTCTCAATAATAAATTTGGAGATTTTAGGAAAGGTATTCCTGCGAGTATGAACGATGAACATGCTAAAGAACTATTCAACGACGTTAAGCAGGGGATGGATATAAAGATAGACCAAAACACCAGTGGGATATCACTGGCAAGATATGCCAAGAGAGACGACGTAATAGGTGTCAGAGCAAGGCAAGAGAAGCAGAGAAGAGAGATAACTCAGCAGATTATGAAAAAGCAGAAGAAAACCTCTGTTGTTAAAAAGAAAGGTATATAATGACATATATTGATGATTTGACGGTAAGACCTAAGGTTAGTGATTCATCCAATCCAATAGATTATGCGGAGGATTGGTGCTGGATAAAAACAGATACGGGAGCATGGATAGGTCCTAGAGAAGAGTGGATTAAAGAGCACGTTCCAAATATTCAGAAATACGTCAAAAAATATGATATAGTAGTTCAGGCAGGTGGTTGTCAGGGTATGTATCCTCGGATGCTGTCTGATATGTTTAAGCATGTCTACACGTTCGAGCCAGATCCACTAAACTTTCACTGCTTAGTCAACAATTGTCAAAAAGATAATATAACAAAGATCAATGCCTCTCTAGGTGATAGGCATGCAATGGTTGAAGTACAAAGAATGAGCATGCATAATGTAGGAACTCACAGTATTCATTTTGATTCGGAGAAATCTACTGGGCTTGTTCCACAATTGATGATAGACGATCTAAAACTAGATAACTGTGATCTGATAATGCTAGATGTAGAAGGATTTGAGTATAGGGTTCTCAAAGGAGCTATAAAGACTATAGAGAAGTTTAAACCAGTAATTTTTGCAGAGAACTTTGCAGACAATGTTCACAATACGCTCTCTTACTTTGGCTATACACATATGGGTACTTCAGGCGCAGATCACATATATGTTGTAGCTTAATTGATTATAAATAATTGTGTTGCAGAAAGCTACGGCAATCCTGCGTTGTTTGGTTAAGCCTAAGGGAATCACCAATGTCTAAAAAAGAAAGTCTCCAATCTAGTCCTCAGCTAGTTTTAGAAGAGCATCGCGGGGTTGCCGTAGCCCTTTCGCATAAGCAAATAGTATCACTATATAAAAAGTCAACACAATCGGGTATTCCATTTGAGATCCTTCAAGAGATCTTTCAAAGAGGCTATGCAGTGGATTTGTCCGAGAATACTGCTTTTAATAGAATAAACTCATTTATATCAGGGGGAGCAGCAGTAAAAATGGACGAAGACCTCAATGAAAATGGATTATGGGCAAATATCTGGGCCAAACGTCGAGCTGGTAAGCCTATGCGTAAACCGGGTTCTAAAGGTGCTCCTACTAAAGCTGCATTTAAGAGTGCTCAAGAAGAGTATGATTATCAGATAGATGAAGCAGAAGAATCAAAATATACTAAAAAATATCGCGACATGTATGGTGAAGAGGCTATGTACAAAAATAGCACATCAGATTATAATACTACTATGGAAATAATTAAGAGGGTTATTAGCGAAAATAGGGCCAAGAAATGATGGGATTTAAGGAATTCATATCAGAAGATAAAAATGGCTATAAGAGCGAGACCGGTGGCCTAACTCAGAAGGGCAGAGACCACTACAATAGGGAAACAGGTAGTAACCTTAAGGCTCCAGTTACCACGAAACCTTCCGAGTTAAAGGCAGGAAGTAAGGCAGCAAATCGCCGCAAGTCATTTTGCTCTCGCATGGGCGGGATGAAGAAGAAGATGACTTCTGCTAAGACGGCAAATGATCCCGACTCACGCATCAATAAAGCATTAAGGAAATGGAATTGCTGATGATTGGGTTTAAAGAATTTATATCAGAGAACAAGCAAGGAGATCTGCACGTCTATGATATAGATGACACGATGTTTCACACTACTGCTAAGGTAAAGGTCAGGAATGCAAATGGAAAGATAGTTAGATATCTTTCAAATTCCGAGTTCAATGATTACAAGCTCAAACCCGGTCAAAAGTACGACTTCAGTGAGTTTAAGAATGCAAAGAAATTCCACGACGAGTCGCACCCAATTAACAAGATGCTATCTCACGTAAGGAGAGTACACGCATCGGTTAAGAAGAAACCGAATAGCAAGGTTATTATAAATACTGCAAGATCTGATTTTGACGATAAGCAGAAGTTTCTAAGTACCTTTAGAAAGAACGGCATAGATATAGATAATATCCACGTTCATAGGGCTGGAAATATTCAACAGCCGGGAGAACATCCGGCTAATGCTAAGGTAAGAATAATTAGGGACTATATAGAGAAGAATGGTTACAAGAGAGTACTAATGTACGACGATAGTAAGACAAATCTAAGAGCACTCTTAGATATGAAAAGAATTTATCCTAATGTCAAATTTGTGGCGTTCCATGCACAACCAGATGGAACTATTAAGAACTTTAAAAATGGAGATAAATGATGGAAAGTATGATTTCAATGATTGGGCCAATCTTTTTTATTATCGGTGCTGGATATATTGTTTACTTGATGATTACTAAAAAAGAAACTGTTAAGAAAGCAGTTGCTGAAGTTGAAGCTGAAGTAATTCAAGAAGTTAAAAAGGTCGGTAGGAAGATTAAGAAAGCTGTAGATACTAACAACGACGGCAAAGTTAGCTTAAAAGAAGTTGAAGATGCTATTGTTAAGGTAGCTAAAAAAGTTGGACGACCTAAGACAAAAGCGTAAGGGATTAAAAAATGGAAGAGCTCATTAGCGAGATGAAAATTACTCTAGCAAGTGTGTTTGCTTTGTATCTAAAGACGCATGCATTTCATTGGAACGTAGAAGGTCCTAACTTTCCACAATATCATGAATTTCTAGGAGACTTATGGGTAGAAATATTTGGTTCGGTTGATCCAATAGCTGAAGAGTTAAGAACTCTTAGATCTTATGCTCCCGGATCTTTCACCAGATATATGGATCTTTCACTGGTTAAAGATGAGCTTAATATCCCTTCGCCTATGATTATGTTCAATAAGTTGCTCGATGATAATATAATAGTTATAGAGCAACTTAAAAAGACTCAGATTCTCGCTGAGAATGAAAATGCAGTAGGATTAGCCAATTTTCTCCAGGATAGAATAGATAAGCACTATAAGCATGACTGGATGATTAGATCTATTACAAAGGTATAAAGATGGAAAATAAATTTAAATCCCTTTCTTCTGTTTTCAGAGAAATGAGTCTTAATAGAAGAGCTCAGTTCAAGATGAAGGTTATTGATGAGAGTCATAACGTTCATGTCGACGACGGCAGAAGCTATGATAGTGAACCTCATGAAAAAGATATCGAGCATGTAAATGCCGGAGTCAAAAAGCATGGGGGTGAATTCGCGGGTTATACTGATAAGGGAGTTAATTTTAAGTTTAAGAATTCAGACTCTGCCGATCAATTTAAAAAGCACGTACGAGGCGCGCCGCATAGGACTATGTTTGCTGAAGAGCACATAGATGAGAAGCGCAGTAAAAGTTACAAGTCTCCCTGGGATAAGATAGAAAAGGCAAAGCCAGGTATAGGCAAGCGCATCGACGATGCAGTAGCTGCGCTAAAGCAGAATTCTGCCGACTACCAAGCTGTCTTAAATGGGGAAAAGGCTAAGAAAGACAAGAACGAAGATGTCATGTTTGGTAAGGGACCTCCAGATAACATGTCTTCGCCTGCAAATTCTCAGACTCCTATCAATTCTCCGTCACCGGTACTATCACTTCCTAGAATAAATCCTGCTGCAGATGCTGTTATGCTGAAGGGTAAGACTTCTTCTCCTTCTATGCCTAGTGTTTATGGCAAGTGGCCATTTACTGAGGAAAAGAAAGATACTCCAGATCCTAAAGCTGAAAAGATGGATAAGAGCATAAAAAAAGACGGCGACCTCGATGATGCTAAGGAAATTAAGGGCGGAAAGACAGACGTTGATCTAGAGCCCGAGACAGATGATAGCGTAAATGCGGACAATGAAGAAGATAAGGTCGCGCATAAGGGTGTAAAAAAAGCTAATATGCTAATCGGTCAAAAGGGCGCGCCACTAAACAAAAAAGTTCCAGTTAAAGAAAGTACAGCAGGAGAAACTACTATGAATAATTTGGTTAAAAATCACGGCCTATCAGATGCTATAATAGCAGCTGCTAGGGAGATCCTAGAAAAGAAGCTAACTCCTAAACAAAAAGACATCGCCGGAGTTGCTGGTCACCCAGGAAAAATCGATGCAGCTGACCTTGCTGCTCTTCGTTCTGGTAAAAAAATAACAGAAGATAAAGATCAGGATCACTTTGGTAAGCAGTCACAGAAGATGCAGGATGCTATCAACTTGCATCTTCGTAATGGCAAAAACTATAAAGGAGCCGTAAAGGCTGCCATGGTTCACGTCAAGGAAGAGACTCGCAACACCGGAGGAAAGCTCGGCGATCATCAGGGCCTCATCAAATACACAGATAACCTCGGCATGAAGCATATAGATAGACACGATCTATTGACTGCTGCATCTCATATGGCATTTGGCAACGAGAGTCATCTAGCGAAACACGTTAAAGCCTTAGACACAGATGTTCGTGACAAAGTTAAAGAATACCTTTCACCCGAATTCAAAAAACGACATTTGGAAGAAGAAGTAGAGCAGATCGATGAACAAGTGTCATTCAAGAAAACAGAATCTGGTGATCATCACATTCATCACAACGGCAAACGAGTAGGAAAAATCACAAAGACGAAGTCTATGGGCAGTTTAGGTTATTCAGTTCGTATTGGTAATGACGAAGCCGGAACCGAGACTTCGCTTCCCAAAGCAAAAGAATCTGCTAAGTACCACTTAACATCTAGTGAGTCACCGCTCAAAGAACAAGAAGAACTTGACGAAGCAGCAGTACCACTTAATCACAAAAAAGCAATGATAAACCATTATGGTCCTGGTAAAGTTACAATTAACAAAAAAGATGGTATGATTAGTCATACCGGTAATGGTGAAACAAATTCTCATGCATACGACCCAAATGAAAAACAACCAATTGGTCATCATGTGGGCACTATAACTGTGGCTGAAGAAGTAGAACTTGATGAAGCAATTTCAAAAATGTCTGACGGTCGTCTTAAGTGGCATATTAATACTGGTGTACCACACGGCAGTTATACCAAGGACGAAATGAAAAAAGAAAAAGATCATCGTTTAAAGGCTGATCCTATAGGTTATCGTAATGCAAAACCGGCTATGAAAGAAGAAGTAGAACTCGATGAAGCCAATTCTCATCGTGAAGTTAACAATTTGAAATCTAAAGGAAAACATCACGAAGCTGGCGACCTTGCTGCAAAATCTGGCCATCTTCGTCAATATGGTCCACATTTTGGTATGCGTTCTGGCAAAGAAGAAGCTCAACGTCAGTTCTTTAAGGGATATGATAGTGTAAAGAAAACCAATGAAGAAGCAGAAATCGATGAAGCTCTAGGTTCGATAGATAATTTTAAAAAAGCTTCTAAGTTTGGACCAGAACGTGTGGGTGCTATGATCCGTGGTGAAAAGGCTCGTAAGGCAGAGATGGCAAAGGTATCAATAAAAAGACCTATTGGTCACAGAGTTGTTGCTGTTGGCCCCAATCAAACAGAAAAAGAAATAAGTAAGCAAAATTTTGAAGAAGAAGTCGATCATAAAAAAGAAAGATCAGAGCTTATTAATAAAGCAGCCGGTCACAATATTCCTTCAAAGATGAGAGAAAAGATTCGTAAGGCAGCCGATCTACATGGTATGGCTGCAAAGGATCCTGAGAAGTATGCAGCTGCTGCATTAGCAGCATCGAAAGCATTAAACGAAGAAGATGATGGTTGGTATGCACACCATGAAATTCATGGATCTAAAGGAATTTCTAAAGAAGATTGGAAAAAAGGTGTTAGAATGAATTCTAAAGGTGAACGTGTTAAAACAACCAAAGAAGAAGCCGAGCGGATCGATGAGCTTAGTCGCACCGGCATCTTGCAAAGATACTCTGATAAAACTAGACGTCTGGTAGATCGAGGTGTAGAAGAGCCTGAAAAAAGAGAAAAAATGAGATTTCTAGCCGGCAAAAAACGTTGGGGTAGTACTGGCGGTATTGCTTCAGCTAAAGTTCCTGCTACTAATGAAGAAGTTGAGTTCTCTGATGCTGAGATCGCACGCATTGAAGCTATATTAAACACTGTAGAATAATTATGGAATTACATTATGTTTTTGGTACCATCCAATAA